ATAGAAAAATAGCCTACCCTAATGGTAGGCTATATTTAAATTAAACTAACTATTAAAATTAAGCGTAATTGAAGTAGTCGAGGAAATCATAACGGAACTCTACTTCAATGGTGGAGAAATCATTTGTGCTATAATTCTTCTCTGAGAATCGGACGCTCTTGGGGTACACTCCATAGAACTCTACGGCAGCGTGAGGAGTTCTAGTGTTATCAAGCTCAACAACTCTCATCTTAGTGGCTTTGAAAGTGTTATTCCCAGTTCCTCCTGGAGCAGCTAGCTCAGTCATATTTCCAGTAAGAGGATTATAGATTGTCTTGAACCAAGTCCAGAGAGCGGCACAAGTCCGTCTAAGGTAAAGGTTATCAAATGTTACTGTTATTGATTCGAAAGTTGGGGCACCGGGGTAGTAAACTCTATCGTTTACTCTAGCTACCATGATATCCTCAACACCGTATCCAATAGCACCTACCTGTTTCGCGGCTAGTGTAAGGTCAGTAGTTTGCTGAACGCTGATGTTTGGGGGCAGTCCAAAGAACTGCACCTCAAACTGATATGATCTTACTGAATCCAGAGCGGTTGAAATCGTTGGGAGATTTTCTCCTCTCTTGAAGGGACGATAACTATTTGCGTAATAACTTTGAACCATTTTTTAATTACCTATTAGAACTTAGCCGCTTGATTTGTTAAGTTGACCTCAAATATAATCCATTCGGCAGTCTTGGTTGGTCTGATTAGAATCTTGCACCATAGCTCGTTTCTATCAACTCTTAGAGGTGTGTTAACAGTGGAATCACAAACTACTCTGAAATCAGTGATACCTCTTCTTGATTGAATATCACTGAGAACAGCTTCCGCCTTGGTCTTAACAATATCCCAAGTGAACGCATCGTTTGGCTCAAACAAGTCTTGGCGACCAGTCTGAAGAAGAACCTTGCGTAGGTAGATCATAAGTCTTCTTACGTTGATTCTATCTAGCGCGGTTGCGGCTCTCTGAGCAGTCTTCTGTCCGAAGATTGTTATGCCTTCTGGGACGAAGTTAACTATTGGATTTATGTTGTTAACATACAGAGCGTCACGGTCACCTTGGTTAAGTGAAAGCTCTGTAGCTGTTGGCTTAGTTAATCTTCCTCTGCGGAAGCCCGCAGGGGCAAACCAAGATTCGGCTACGTTATCAGTAAACGCCATTTGTCTTACAGCGAAGATAGCTGGGTCGTACCATCTATCCTTACCTGAAAAGATGTCGAATACTTGAACGTGAGGCCAGAACACAGCAGCCCATGAGTTGTTGATAGCAGCGGTTCTTGAGGTAGCTCTACCGTTCATCCAATCTGTAGCCTCTTGGACTGTATCAAGTCCGACAGGGGGAGCTACAACAGCGACAAAGTTCTGTGAAGTTTCAGCAAGTGTGATGAACGCATTTTGAACTTCGTCCTCGTGAACACCAGGAATAATTCCAATTGAGATGTTTAGGAGATCGTCATCTAAAGCATACATACCTGTCTTTCCAGCGGCATTGCCCGTGATGACAGCGGCACCCATTCCACCATTGGTTCCACCCGAGAGAGCGTAAGTTCCATCCTTGAACTTAACGAATCTTGAAGTAGACCCAGTGACAGACGCACCCCCATTAAGAGTTACAGTTACTCCACCCGCAGCCATGGAAGTAATTTGAGAAACGAAATCAGTTAACTTGCTGGGTGAGGATCCGATAGAACCGGAGATCATAATTTCACCCTTGATGAAATCTGAAGTCGTATTTTCAGTTCCAAGATTTATAACTTCTTCAACAAATGTTGGGTTGTCTAGAAGTGAAACATTAAATGTTTCCGCAATAGCACCCTCATAATTCGTGCCTAGTAATGAGTTGTAGGAACCATTGCTCTCTACTTCCATACTGAATCCAACTGTCTGTCCAGTGATACCAATTGTTGAAAGGTTGTAGCCAGTTCCTGGATATTGTGATCTTACTAGATAGGCTAACGTATCAGTCGTGATATCCCCACCATATGTTGTAGTGTTACCTACAGCTACAGAGCTTTCAGTTCCTTGTGCTGAAACTGTAAAGATAGCTGAGGGATATAAGTTTGGAGTTGTGTATGTTGTGGATGAGAAAGCTGAAACAGTTAAGGAGGCAAGACTTCCTGGGTAAGCTCCTACTAGATATCCATAACCTTGGCTATTAGTATTGAACGCAACGCTAACATGATCAGTCTTGGCATTACCAACACCGACGATAGAAGCTATAGCGGAAGCCTGGGAGATACCCGCATTTACGTTTGCTGCCAGAGCGGGAATGCTAAAGGTTTGTTGGTCTAAGACTAATGTACCCTCTGAGTCTCTTACTGAGACCTTTAAGTAAAGGCTACTTGTAAGACCAAATGAGCTTGTAGTAAACTTAACTGCTGGGCAAACTCCGAAAGCAACCAAAGCAGAAGCGTCCTGAGCATCGCTGCTCACTGCTCTGACGAAGCGGACTTGGTTTGTAGTCTCAAGAATCTCTAGCGCACCCTCAAGACCTTGGCCCTGTAAGCTTTCGCTTGGGTTTCCGAAGGTGTTAATTAGGTTCTCTTGGCTCGTTATAAGAGTTGGAGTGTTTGTTGGACCTTTTGTAGCATACCCAATAATACCAACTATTGATGATTCAATATTTGGTGGATACGCTGAATTATCTTTCTCTAGGAAAACTACAGCAGGACTAGAAGGAATAGCAGCCATTTAAGATACCCTTTAATTAGAAATATTAACTATTCTTCTTTTATGAAGATTTTTAACTTGCTGGCTTATTTGAGACTCTAATACTCTAATAGCCTGCTTTGGCTCAAGCCAAACGTGATCCACTCCTCCAAGATTCTCTAATATAATAAAAAGACCTTGGACAGAGTAATTTTTAATTAGTTTTGTTGGCTCGGAAGGAGCCGTACTTTGCGTTACAGTTACTTTAGTAGCCATTATGAAAAACTCTAATAGTATTTACCCTTTATGTGGGGCATTTTAAATTAAATTTTTTAATTTAATTGTATTAAGACCCTAAAGTACCATCAACAATTACGCTAATTCCTTCGCAATCCAAGGGAATACCAGTATCTTGCCCCGTAATTAAGACTAGGGGGAGTAAGCACTCCTCGCAAGTGCAGGTCATATCGTGGCAAATTTGATTTGGATCGGAGCTAACAACTTGAACCGCATCCCCTAATCCAGCTATTTGATAATTAAGTTTCTCTATTTTTCCAGTAGAAGTGTAAAGAAATTTTGGACTTGGAATATAAGTTTCTACTGATATCTGTATGGATTTTTTAAGTACTCTATCTTCCCGATCTGGAGCTTCTTCTTGCTCTACATCTGACTCGCTTAAAATAAAAGATTTAGTTACATTATTAGATTTAAGATCAACTTCTAGATCTGGATTAAATAATAAGAAAATGTATTCTCTTATCTGATCCATGTCCTCTTTGTACTTAGTCCATATGTTTATTGTATAGGTTATATCTACAGGAGTAGGTGCCATGCTTAATGTGCGGATGGCTCGTTGTTGACGTTTATGCCAATACTTCTCATGAACCAGCATCGTGCCATAACGTCTTCTTGTGCTACTTTCTGATGTTGAGTCTTCACTTATGGTTATTACTGGCAGTGTAATATTATCTCCAATAGTAGACCTAGCTACTGCTCTTTCTTGATTAGCATGGAAACACTTTACGTTAATAGAGTTATTATTTCTATCTACATAATGTATTTTACCAAAAGTGGATATTAAAAATCTAAGAATGTCTTTGAAAACTTTTTGAGAGAACATTCCTTTTGAAGAGTTTGTTTTTTCAACAATCTCTTGTAAGACTTGATTGCCAACAGGAATACTACTCATCCCCTCTTACCTCCAAAGTTTCTTTATGATATATTGGATCAGACTTAGGGGGCTGTTGTAAGTGAATATCATCAGCATCTCTAAGAAGTTTAGCACTGCAAATTAAATGATACACTCCGTAAGTTTCAAAACTGTCTTCTTGAACTTCGTATATCTCATACTTCAAATTTTGAAACTCAGGTTTTATTACATCCCCCGCAACTAAAGGTCTCCCCAATCTTCTTTCAGCGTAAGTTTTATTGAATGTGAACTGCTGATCATTTGTAAGTTCAATTCCAAACTGAGTAAGATTTTCTTCAATAGGTTTTGGTTCGTAGTGACCATAAACTCTTATTGGCGTAACTGAAAAAGTCTTACCCCTTTCTTCACCATAAACATCATCTACTTCTTTTGTTTGGTAGTACTTGTATATCATCAATGGGGATCCTGCTAATTTAATTTGTTCCTCATCAATGATGTTAAACAAGTTTTGATCATTCAACTTGTTGAATAATTTAAATGGACTTTCATACTCATCTGAGTTTGGAAGGCTTACATTTGATTTGTATTTACCAAAGTTACTCATATTAACCTACAATAAACATTGGACCTTCTTGAATCTCAAGCATCAACTCTTCCATGAGTTGCTTTTTCTCTTCGGCAGACTCTTGAACAAGAACACCCCCATCCATTTGTGCGCCGCCGCCAGGACCAGGAAGTGTCTTGTATTTACCTCTAATACGTCCTAAGATTCCCTTAGCGGATGCAGTGGCATAGCGTTGAATCCAATTTCGATAAGCATGATGAATTGTATTAGAGTCTAACGCTCTATACTCAATGATAACCGGGGTTGGTGTTTCAGTTGGCCCTGGGTAAAGTTGTAAATACTTTCCATTAACAATGTTCCAGCCACCTTCATTAGAGAGTATTCTTCTTGTCATCTCTAAATATTGCTGAGTTAAGAAGAAGTCTCCTATTCCG